TCAATATATACAATGTAATCATTAATAAAGGAGGGTTTTATTAATCTGAGTTTTCCTTCTCAATGGTTGTGGACTACACTACTGTTTTGGTTCGTCAGACTTGATATGTAGTCTGTCGAATTCGGCGCATAACCACTCTATGTAAGCACTGGGATCGTCTTCTATCGTGCGGGACATGCTATATTTTCTACTCATAATGTGTCTATATTTCTCAATTATTCTCTCGACTCTCGCTTTGGCTTCATTATCGTCCTCGTCTACCTCCATAGCGTTTGGATCAGGTGGATCAATTGGAAGTGGAGATGTACACCTCTTAGCATCTGTGACCCAATCGATAAATACCGGCATTGCTATGAACGAGTATGATCCTAGTCCTTCCTCGTCGGAGCTTCTGTCTTGCGACGTGGTATAAGCCACTCCTTGAGTAGTGTCTTCGGGATTCCATACTACCGGCATTCCCAACTCTTCTATGTTTACAGATCCGCTACTATGTAATGAGAACGTGGGGGATCTTGGATGATACTCTGACTCTGCTTCAGACTCCGCATCTTGACTGAAGAACTTAGAACTGGAAATTCTTGGACTATCATCATCTATTATCAATTTGTTACGTTTATCTGTGTCACATTTCTTCTCTTCTTTAACCTCATAGTAATCGTCGAACCTTGCGATTAACGGTGAACCAATTGTCTCATTATTAGTGGTTAGTACTTTATCATCAACTTGTACCATGGTCTCAGCATTACTGTAACAAGCATTGTCTTCTTCTTCAATAGGTTCACTACTAGTATCACTGTAACCGTCGCTTGCTAATAACATCTTTGGTTGTCTAATAATTGGATCAAACTTGGTGTCTCTGGGACAGATTTCAACGTCAATATATTCTTCATTGGTATCATTAAGGGCCAGGTCCTTTTTGACAGTTTCTAGATCTCTGCAATTAGGACCTAATGATACGTATGGGTATTCCTTGATCGGGATACTATAGTACTTAGCTACTGCACGTCGTACCATATCATGATAGTGTGGGAGTATAGCACGCACACCATTCAAATCTATCCAGGCATTTACTTTGTCCAATGCCTGTTGAGTGGCCGGGTCGATAGTTTCTTCTATTTCTTGCTGTCTGGTAATCAGCTCTTCCATAAGCTTCAGGACAAACTTATTACGCTTTTCAAAATTCTTAATAGAAGAAAATTCCTTCTTTCTCTTATGTAACTCACGAACTATTTTACCAACCAACCCTGCCTGCTCTGACTTGAACTTAATAACGTGAGCCATCTCACGATTCAAATAATTGGTGCCTTTACTGTAATTTTCCTTCTGCTCTTGCCACCAAGACTTATCAAAATTCAGAAAGAATGGGACAGGGTCTAAATCAAACACATAACCCATATTACGTAGTACATCACAAGCCTGTAATTTACCTATAATTTTCTCCGTTATTGCCTGTGGGGAGTTATGCACAGCTATATTACATAATTTATTCAACATACGATCATGATCCAATTCATAATCATCCCATCTATATTTCATCTGGCAAAATGGTATCTCGTAGATGTATTTATCCTTTTTCTCAGTTATAACACATGTTTCCTTGGGACCTAATTCAACACCGAACAATTTGAACCTATCAACAATTTCGTTATATATTTCTTCATCATTCAAAAATATGAGGGTGTCGTCACCATCACAAATTATTCTTATCTTCCTGAAAAGTGGGTATAGGATTGAGTACATTATGAAACAATTGCCGCATCCTGTAAACATATCTCCGGATTTACGCGTGAGGTAGTTATACGACACGACACCTGTTATTCTAGATCTGAATAGCTTTTCTGCTATGGTTTTGGTCAGACCTATAATGGTATAGAAAACTATCTCTGCTT